GCCGGGGAACCGTGGGAGTGTGTGCATGAACACCCGCGTATCCTTTCTAGCGTCCGGGTTGCTATCAAAGAAGAGTCGCAGAGCTTGGGCGTCGGTGTCGAAGCCTTTACGTTTAGTGTCCTTGTTAGCCGCCACCTTCCCGATGACGAAGCAGTCCTCAGGCCACGGTTCCTCCTTTCCAGATATAAGCGGAACCGAAATGTCGTGAAGATGTTGACGGCTAGCCACCTTATCCAGTGAAGGCTTAAACAGCGTTGTGTCCACACCGTGAGGTATGTATGTTGATGGAACGCCATTTGCTTCAAGTTGCCTCTGACCGAAACGGCTCATCGCCACAGGCTTATAGGCTTTTCTGGCAGGCACAAGCGTGGGGGGCGGTATGGGGTCATGATCAACGGGGATGATGGGCACCCATCGAGGGTGCATAGAGCTTAGCCACCCGGGTCCACCGACGCGGCTTGCCGACTCATCGATCCAGATGTCGAATAAGGTCACAAGTATGTCTGGTTTCCAGCGATTGCATAGAAGAGCGGCGGCGTCGCTTCCGAATGGGCAGAACCGCTTCGGATACGTGACAAGTTCGTTGAACCCAAGTGCTTTTCCCTCTAGTCCGTAGAAGGCTAGGTTTCTGACACTGTAGTGTTTTAGTAGGTCGAATATGACCCCGGCGGTTCCTACGCCGTATCCAGTCCCACAGAAATGGGCATTCGCGTACCATAAGATCTTAAAGTCTTTGCCGTTGGGGGCGATCTTAGGCTCTGGAATGTTTTCTGGTGTCGGAACTGGTTTGGGGGTGCGGAACCATACTGTTACACCGTGATCGTGTCCATCTGGCCACGGCGAGTTTTCGTGTTCCTCTGGGTATAGGTATTCACTTACCTGTCCGAAGGGTTCCAACCCACGCGCCATGAACCCTTGTAGCCACCACATTTTAGAGTAACAACTGACGTGGGTTGCATCGGTGCCATAACTCTGATCGGGTTCATCGTCATGTGGGAGGATGGGGACATCTAGAATAAGTGATTTTCCTACGCGGACGGCTTCATCCATTGCTTTGTAAAGGTCGGGAACCGTGATGTGTTCAAACACATCTAGGCCAACTACGAGGTCGAAGGACTTGTCCTCCCATAAACTGAGGTCACAGATGTCACCACAGTACATGTAGTCTTCGATGCCCTCGGCGCAGTTTTCTACCGCCCATTGACTTATATCCACGCCGACAGCGTCTACGCCTTGTTCCCTGAAGGCTTTAACGAGGTATCCCCGAGCCGCTCCGAGAACAAGGACGGAGCTTAGGCGAGGTATGGTGGATATTATCCGTTTAGCGAGTTCCCGGTTTCTGACTAGGTATGTCTCGTCGTATGGGGCAAAGGGGCCTCTGCCATAGTTGCTACCTTCTGCATGTAGGAAGTATCCTTCCCCATAGGTTTCTGGATCGGCACTACCGACAAACTGTTTACTACTTGAATATTTGATTTCTCGTTTCTTACTCAACTCTACATCTCCTTAGATATAGTTACTTATACCACGAAGGGTAATTGCTCCGCCCCCAGAGGGAAATAATGGCGGAGAAGAAAGGAAGAAAGTGTCAGTTAAGCGTTTAACAACTGAATGGAGTCTCTACCGTGTGTATCCAGAAGATTCCGTCAGGATGCAGACATACGCCGCCATACTTGATGTCGGCTATGATCCACTTCTTCTGGAGACGTGGCGAATACTCTGTCTCAATTGTTATCCCGTGCTTCATCGCACCAGCGAGAGCACCCTTAGCTAACAGAAGCGTCCGGTACGTACCGGATACGCTCCAGTCCCAAGCGGGCAGGATCAGCGTACCCTTGGGGGTTACGTTGATCTCAAGACCATAGGCTTCCTCTAGCCTTCCACCTAAGACCACGTCGCGTGCTCCGAAGCGGTTGGCGTAGCTGAACTGGGTGTCCTGCATGAGCGATGCCCATACGACTGGGTGCATGATAACCTTAACTGGGGTGTACGTACCTGCCATCATCGAACCCATTGCCTCAACTATGAGGCTGCCAGCCATTGGGCCGGTGCAGACTAGGGTTCCAGCGTTGGTGCAGCTTAGCGCCACGTTGAAAAAGTAATTGTCAACACATACCTGTAGGCATGAGCCGAGTCCTTCGTTCAGGGCGTCAAGGAGTCCAGTCTGGACGCACTCCATATCGTTTTTACAGATGGCGAGTGCGCATACGTCGTGCTCTAGTGTGATGGAGGGACATGCAATGGTGGGTGCGACTGTTGATGGTTCGTCACAGGTTAGATCAACGCAAACAGCGGGGGCGACGCGGCATATCCGCACGGTGTCGCCGGGCCTGTTCTCGATGTCGTCATACCAGTTTACGAACCAGGCTCCGAGGAACACTGATCCGGGATAGACGTGATCCCGTTCGATCTTGTCGGCCCATATCTCCGGGATACAACAGTTGGCTGCTCCCTGTGCGATGGTGCCGATGGTTTCTACGAGACTCTCGGTTAAACTGTATTCGTGTTCCTTGGTTTTCTCGTTATAGGTTACGATGGAAACGGATTTCACGGGACGCCGGAATTCGTCAGGGGTGAAGTTGTCGCTTTTTCGTTCGCTTATAAGTCTCTCTAGTATCCCTTTTTCATAGTCGAAGTCGACGGGTTTGTTATCTTTAGTGCTTTCGCTGAGGGCTTCTGTCTTTTCCTTCTTGGCAAGCATCTCTTCGAGGGCTGTGAACTTTACGTTGAACTTGTCAACTATCCGGTTCTCCAAGCCTTCGGTGTCGATGTTTACCTCGACGGGAGATTCATTTTCATTAGACAATTTTGTCACCTTTTTTATTTGGGCGTAGTTTAGCGGCGACATGCCCGATTCTAGTCCGCCGGTGTACCATAATGTTTAGCCTTGAGGTCACCATCAAGGATCACCTACTATCTAGTTGGTGATAATGAGTCTACAGTCTAGCCCCTAAAAAGTCGGGGAGGGTTAGGGTTGGGTTATATTATAGATGTCGAAGGTGATTTCCTCGATCTTCGCGGCCTCGGCTTCTGCTTCCCATCCGGTGAGACGCCAGCTTTTGAAGACCAGTGTCCCTGCGATGGTGCCACAGGCGGTGATTCCGCCGACACATACGCCGTATCGTGGGAAGAAGCTGCCTTGGTACTCGGTGCAGTCGTTCAGGAAGAGTGTTAGGAAGTCGCCACAAATAAAGGCTTTCTTTGCGCTTCCCTCAAAGTTTCTTCGTCCTTTGAGGATGCTTGTGGTTGCGTAGGTGCCCATGGCACGGTACTGTGTGGTGTTCCGGTCTCCACTTAACTCTACGCCGAGTAGATGTCCGACGACGGCTCCACCGAAGCTTATGCGTCCGATGAGTCCCTCAACGGGATAGTTTGCTGCCATCCTGTGTCACCTACACCTTCACTTGGACCTTGATTTTCTTCCGGCCCGCTAGTAGTTCGTTGTATAGGCGTTTCAGTTCGCGGTACTCTTCTGTTAGTTTGTCGTATCGTTCGCGTTGTGCTCTTAGATCCTCTTGGAGCTTCATCTCGCGTTTTGCGCCTTCACTTCGTGCTTTGGTGCTGTCATAGATTTCCTGGCTCTTGCCGGAGAGTTGTTCTATGTATAACGCATTTTCGCCTTGTATCTCAGCCGAATTGTTCTCTGCGTCGATGGCCCGCTGTACTGCTTGAGCGCGGAGGGCGGATTCGTCGTTGGCTTTAGTGGTGGCGCGTTTAAGGTTTTCTGTTAGACGGGTTACGAGGGTTTTCTGTTCAGTTAATTCGATTTGTAGGCGATCCAATCTTTCTTTGAAGAGTTTCATGTCTTCTTCGAGAGCCTCGGACTTCACTTTGAAGTGGGCGTTTTCGTTGCTTAGTTTCCGGTTAGCTAGGTCTTCCTTTTCCAGTCGCTCAGTCATTGTAGCAACTTTAGCCTGACTCTCAGCGATGTCGAGTTGCTGTCGTTTGTTGAGTTCATCTTTGGCTAGGCTTTCATTCATAGCGGCGAGTTTGCCTTCGGTTGCGGCTCGTGTTTGCTGTTTCTCAAGAAGCACCTGGTTTTCGAGGTCAACTACTTTTTGGCCCAACACCATGTTTTTGGCTTCTAATTCTATTTCCTTCATTTCAATCGTCCTATCTAGATCTGTTGGTCGATCTCTTGGTCTACCGTCTGTACATACTGAGTCAGCTTTACGGATGTATCCGCCTGTTACGCTGCATTTTCCTACGCCGGGGCCGACGGCTCCTGCGCTGTGTGTGACTGTGCCGTCGCTCCCGGGGGCGGCGGATGCTTGGGTTGTGGTGTTAGTTAGTTCTTCGTAGAACTTGCATTGTCCACAAACGTCCATGCCCTGTATTCCGGTATATTCTTTTAATTGTTTTGTTGCTTCGAGATCAACCTTTTCTGGGGTTGTCATTGTTTTTTCCTTAGTTTTATCTTTCTCCATACTCAAGGATTCTACAAGGCTTCGGCCTAGGGATTCGTTCAGGAATAGCGGCTCGAAGCCGTAGGTTGACGGAACCCCTGGGAGTGTTTTGTCTTTCTCTAGGAGGGCGAGGGCGGTGAAGTTATACCATACTGGAACTTTAGTGCCTTCTGGCGTCGTATATCCTCCTAGTGGATCGCCTTCAATACTTGGATTGACGATCTCTCCATTATCTAGTTTATCTTGGATGTCTTTCTGGTTGTTGTGTATTTTTATTACTGCTTCAACTGCTTTGTCTTCGTATTCTGCCCAAACAACTTTATTATCTGGATGAGGAAGAGTCCGTGAATGGTCGTGGTTGATATTAATTACTGCCCCCGCCATTGTTCGCGCAGACTTTTCTAATTCAACGAGATCACGATAATCATTTTTGTTTGCGCTTAGTGACGCGGTTAATGCTCGAACCTTATAATATTTAGCGTCCTTGTCGTCACGGATGTATTGTATGAGTGGTTTGGTCCATTGGAATGCTTCACATACACCGTTTAGGCATTCTCGTGTCAATTGACTTGCATAACTCTTTGTTTCGTCTAGTCCGTAGGCTTTGAGGAAGGCATAGTATTTTTTGTCACCTAGTTCTTCGTCGTAGAGGTTTATGAAATCGTTATAGAACTGGATGAAGTCGGTGTGTGAGTTAGGGTTCAGTTTCTCAGTGCCCACTATGGTTTCCTTGTGACTGCTGAACCATGACTTTGCTTTACTCATGTTCCAGCCTTTCGCCTTACTGAATAGGTAACTCTGTATACCCCATGTGGCACCATACTTACAGTAAATGGCTTTTATTCCCTGATCATCACTGATGGTGATGGTGCGGCATGTTGACCCGGGCGTCCGGTGCCCACTTCGTATATACTGGTCGGTTTCATCCCACGGCATATGGTACACCTCGTTTTACGGCTCTTAACCGTTTGATACATTCCAGCCATGAAGGGCGGCTTGTGCATGTGGTCCCTGTTCTTACCGATATATTCTCAGCGTAGCAGTATAGTCCACAACAGGTGTGTACGCCGGGGGGTGGAGGCCCAAGGTAGAGACATGTTTGTAGTAGGGGTTTTGGTTTCGGTGGAGTCGGTTTGGGGATGTCCGTGATCTCGTCTTCCAGCAACACATCCTCCAGATAAAGGGGTTCGTCAAAGGTTTCGGTGGATGAGAACTCTACGATTGGTTCAATCTCCAGGTCGGGTGGTTTGGGGTAGACCTGTAGGTAGCGGGTGCATTCGCTCCACAGTTCCTCATCATTACAGATGGCGGCGTCGCCAACCTTCTTCTTCCGTCCTTTGACGACACAGAACCAGCCAGTGCAGCCGGAACAGCTTTTAGACTGTTCGTAGATCAGGAATTCACATCTTGTCATTATATCATCCCACATAGTTTTGCTAATTGAATTATAAACACGAACACTGCGGAGGGTGAGACAACCCACATAATGATCGTTTTCACTGTCTTCAGTTCGGCTCTCAGCGTCGCGTTATCTATGTTTATCTGGTGGTGGCACTCGTTGAGTACGAAGAAACTTTTGCTTAACGCATTATAGTTTCCGGCGAGTTCTGTGACTCGGTCATCTAAACTATTCAGTTTTTCTTTTATTATAGCTACGTTTTGGGCGTTTTCTATTGAATCCATGTTAATCATTCCTTCTATCTACAACCTAGATTCTCTTGTAAAGTCTACCGGTTCTACGTTGCTTGAAGCCACGGCGTAACCAGAACTCTAGTTCCTCGTCGCTCCTAGCCTCCACCTCTACACGGTTATATCCCTGCAATATCAATAGTCTCTGTAGCTCAGTGTATCGTGCCGCCCGTTCACCCCGGTTAACCACGGTGAATAACAGTATGAGTGCCGCCGCCTTAGCGATGGTAGAAAGGTTCGCGCTCCACTGAGGCGCATCTACTAGGAAGCCTGTGCCAGTTATCTTGGGTACGAGTTCAGGTTGCACTTCTTCAGGCACTCGTATTAATTCAAACCTACATCTACAATTTTGATGGGCGGGCAAAGGGGGAAGGAACTGTCCTTTCCGATACACACGTCCCTCCAAGGGACCGCATATAGGACATACACGTTCGTCTCCCATCGTCACCCATCGAACATAGTTGATGCCCGCCGATTGTCCGTAGAACATGAGGCTGTTGTTTACTACTTTATAGGTGAAGTTCTGTGAAAGCATCTCTATACGTTTAGCGATGCCTTGTGGGGTTCGCCAGTAGTCGCTTGTCGCCCGTTTCTCGTATAGGCTGTTACAGTGTGGGCAGGTACAGTTATTGGCGTGTGTCATCTATTATTGCCTCGAAGTCGCGTATTGCTTGGTCCCGCCAACCGTCGAGGCGTCTCTTATCTTCGGGGGTGAGGGATACATTGCGTTTCAGGTTGTAGCCGAGGCGTCCCCGTGTGAGGCTGAGGAGTGTGTGGTAGTGGTCGTCGATTATTCTTGTGCTCATCTGTTTGGCGCGTACCTTATCTATTATTCCGAAACGGTAGTTGAGTTCTACTCCTTTGAGGCGTCGGGTGAGGTCGGCTGTCTCCCTGTCCTGGGTGCCTATGTCTACCTTGATTCTTCGACTCATGTTGTTTTTACCTTGTGTGCTATATATTTTAGGCATATTCCTAGTAGATGAGGTTTACAGGTTAAGGCTACTCCATCAGGGGTGATGAACGATATTTTCATGAAGATACATAGTTTCCCCACAAAGTCGGCGTTTGCGATGGTCATGAAGTCTGTGTGGTGTCCTATCCACCCACTTGCGCTAGTATATGTGTCGTTCTGTGTTTTAGGGCTGTTTGCGTGGCTTCCTGAGACCGGGTCTCCTTCGGCTGCGGTCTGGTAGTCTATCTGGACTTTTACTTCTTTTGCGTTGTCGTCTACGCCGCCGTCGTTTGTCCACACGGCGTTGATCTGTATGTTTTCGCCGGAGACTAACTCCCAGGGAACCGGAAACTTGTAGGTCATGAAGTCGGTGTTTAGTGTGAAACTGTAGAGGGTGAGGTTATCTTGGTCTACTACGGTGGGGGTGTTCGCCGCTGGTCTTCCGAAGGCTTCGGCTTCTATGGAGAGAAGTATTTCTCCTTCTTCGGTTGCCTTATATGTTTGCATGCCCCATAGGAGGCGATCGCCTAGACTGACAAGACTTTCTCGCACTATACCCGTGTAACTCATCTGGGTTTCACATTTCCTTGGACTTGGTTCTCTTTACCCAACCTAGGCGTATCAACAGTTCTGGGATGATATATACCGGTAACGCGAATGCGAGGACGGGGAGGACGATGTCTAGGGTTGTCATTGTTTATCTTGAAGTATCATAACTCAGCGGTCTTGGCGAACCACAACGTAGTCAAAATCTACATATTTTGTGGCATCTTCTAACGTTGTAACAGCTAAATATGGTTGTAGGTAATCTCCTGCATCAGCGGGAATATTGGTAGTAACTGGACTATTACTACACTCTACACCATCTATATAAAAGTGAACCTCGCCGGTTGGAAAAGCCTCTATACGAAACACATGATAATCAGTGTCAGGCGCTACGCCGGAATCCACATTAGTTGTAGCACCGTCATCCCTCACGTAAAGTCTATAACTAGCGTGCGCCCCCGAGTTAAACCAAAACGAAATTAAATTAGTTACATCAAACATAAGTCTATACTGTATTTGAATATTTGAAGCGGTTTCGAGTTTAGCTCTTATCTCTATAGTTACTTTCTTATCTACGTGAAGTATTCTACTATTGTTCCAATCAATATAATAAGTGTCATTTGTCACTGCCCCCGTGGTTATCCGTGCTATTCCGCCTATCTGTCCATCAACTACAGCAACACTACCTGTACCAGCCCCACGCCACTCACCCTGTACTTGGTCTCCGAGGAAGTGGTCGCCCCAGAAGAACTTATCCATCGCCGAGTCTAGGCACACCGGCTCATGAGTCTTAACACTCAACTTTTATCACCCTTTGAGCTAAAGTATCATAAGTCATATTTCCTGCCTCACCACACAGTAATCAATATCTAGTTGCTTTTCTGCCGCTGCTTGAGTTTCTATGTAAAGATACGGCATAAGATACTCCGATGGAATATCCGTTGTTACTGGACTGTTCCCACATTCAATGTTGTCTATGTAAAAGTGTACCTCGCCCGTCGGGAAACACTCAATGCGAAAAATATGATAAGAAACATCTGTTACTATTCCGCTATCAGCGGATGTTGGCCCAGTTGCATCATCCGTCTCTATGAGCCAATTATTCCCAGCACTGTCATCAAAACGGAACCTTATCATATGTGTAGCATCATACCACAACGCCAACCATGCTTCGGCATCATCAACAGAGGATAACGTTGCCCTTACTTCCATAGTGACTTTCTTTGATGCTAAGAGACTGCGGATTGGTGTACCTCCACCCCAATCTATTCTAGCCACATCATTCGTAGCGTTCGTTGGAGCACGTAACCTATATACACCACCTGTTTGAGCATCAACGACTGCCCCAGCCCCAGTACCGACAACAGTTAACGCCCACTCATCCTGCAACTGATCACCGAGGAAGTCGTCCCACCAGAGAAGGCGGTCTTGGAAACTGTCTATCGAGTACGCTTCATGAACCTTAACGCTCAAAGGCTACGTCTCCTCGTCGCTTACTACGGTTCGTTCAAAACTGTAGACTAGTCGCAGCCACTCAGGAAGCGCATCCAACGCCGCCTGACGCTCCGAAGCGGATACATCTGCATCCTTAAAGGTGAAGCTGAAGGTGTGAAGCCCAGATTTACCCATCTCATCAGGTCGCCTAGCGATGGCGGATTCGATGAGGTCAGCAAGCTTCTCAGCGGTTATCTTCATCGTGTAACGGTACTTAGTCACAGCAACTCAACTCCAAACCACTTGGTGTCCCCTGAGCCTCTGATCCATTTAACCATCCTGTTAGGCGTAAAGTCACTGTACTCCACCGCAACGCTGTGACCATCACCTCTACTCACGGTAGTAGGCTCCGCGATCTCGCCTGTCACAATCTCATAGTTCTCGATGCTACCGTATTGTTGCATCCCCCATAACAACCGGGTTCCTAGGCTGACGAGGTTCTCACGCACTGCACAAGGGTAAGTCATGTGAACCTATACCCCCTTGTCAGGTAGTATTCAAGCACCACCAGGATGCCGTCCCAGCTTTCACTCCACGGGCATGGTGCGTCGACGGCTGCCGCTGGGTAGACTTGACTCATTCGGTATAGTATCCGGTCTCCGAATGTGGTTATGTTGTTTCTGCTTAAAGGCGCGCTCATTGTTTAACTTTCCTTTACTTCTTTCGTTGTCTCCAGACTAGGGTATAGCCACTCCATAATGTTAACCGCCCCCGCAAGATACAGTGACTCGGTGAATGGCTTCACGGGGATGGCTGCCAAGTATATGCACTCGTTGAAACTGTGAACTGGGTCGGCGTCTATGATTAATTGTTCCTCGAACGGCTTCTCTATTGCCCCCATGAGCAATAGGTGTGTGAGGAACCGGGTCCGCTTATACACGCGGATGCGCTCAACCTGTCCTGCACCCGCCGTTGTGGGGGAGACGCTGGGGGTAGAGAGGGCGAACCCGTATCCTTCGAATGCCTCTTCATCAAATAGGAGGGACATGGCTTCACCTATGGGTTACTATATAATCCAGTACACCAATAAACACTGATACTGGGCTCGGCTTTACCTCCATCATCCATCGTTACAAGCGTGAACCCGGAAACCGTTTTTGTCCCAGTCTTCACGTTACACATGGTGGCATCTATGCTTTCACCGGCAGTTAACTGTATGAAATAACCTGTGCTTCCGTAACTAGTGTTGAAAGATACGGTGGCTTCGCCTGATCCATTGCTTGTAACGATCCCAGATTTATCGACTAGGCCGCCTCCACCTCCCCCTGGATGGGTGTGAAGTGTTGTGCTGTCTCCGCCTACGAGTTCTGGGTGGGCGACTTCAACACTCTGTTTAGTCACCGTTATTCAGCTACGTCTTCATACTGTATCTTCAGTTTTCCCGTTGCGTCACGTTCGATGCTTATGACCTTGTATTCGCCTGTTGTGGGGTCAGTTACCACTATTCCACGTTCAGTGTCGCTTAACGCTATGATGAGGTCACGCACCTCTACACCTGTTTGGTCTATGGTTGCGTTTTCCTCTACTCCGCTGAGCTTTGTTTTCTCGGTGTCCGTGTATGTTTTGTTGGTTGAGCCTTCACTGATCTTATCTAGATCGGTGAAGCCGACTCGGGTTATTGTTGCGGTGGCGGCGTTAACTTTACCCACGATCTCGTCATCCGTATAGCTCGCCGCGTTTGGGTCAAGCACAAAACTTTGTTTAACCAATTCTTTTCACGTCCCTTTATTCTCCATCATCATACTCTATCTTAAGTTTAGGATTACCGTTCTCTACTACAACATATAGGTTTGTAACTTTATAGGTTCCATCCTCGGGAACAGTTTTCGGTGTCTCTAACTCTAAGACACCTACTAGAACGTTCCAGTCCTCCGGCGTGATCTTCCGTCCGCCGGGAACCCACTTATAGATTGGGGTCATACTAACTCGTTCGCCACCACGCCTTTAATGTCTATGATCGCCTCAAGTGGCCCAGCTTTGACGTTGTCGCCCCACCGCCACGACACATAGAACTTATGCACTTTCGCCATGCCTAGGGGGTTGAGTGCTCTGCCGTTTCTGATGATTAGCGTTACGTCTCGGCGGTCTATGGGTTGAGCCGTGATCTCCAGGTTCTCTATGGTTCCGGTGCTCTGGTTTTCTAGGTAGAGGACATACGTCTTCTCTTGCTCTACATCTAGGTTCCCAAATCTTAGGTATGGTACTTCTTTACCGTCCTTGACGGTGGTTAGTAGCGGCGTCTTCAATGCTTCGTCGACGTAGATGCCAACGTATTTAGACATCTTCCATCAGCCGCTCTTCCTCTTCGTCCTCTACCGGCTCCTCTTCAGGTTCCTCTTCCTCTGGTTCTGGCTCAGGTTCTTCCTCCGGCTCGGCTTCGGGTGATTCGTACCCTAGTTCACCGAGGTCGAGCCCCATCAACTGAAGCAGCCGAGCTAATTGTTTAGGGCCGATAAGACCCACCGTGATGGCGGTGCTTACGATGTTCTCCATCTGTAGGTCTTCCGCCCCAGTAGTTTCCCGTCCCCACACCATCTTAGGCTCTGCGTCCAGGTTGTTGGCTTTCATGAGGCGTCTGAAGAAACCGGCTTCTACGCCGCGTTCCACGTTTCGCTGGATGCTGTTGATGTTGCGGTCCACGATGGTTGTAAGCTCTTTGGCGCTGGCCAGGGTCGCGTCCTTCCAATAGTAGAGGTCCGGTGAGTAGAGTCCCTTGTAGATGAGTCTATCTATGTGGTCGATGTAGCCCTCATATCGTGTGTTGCCCTGTATCTCAACGATCTGGGCCACGTTTGCGAGTTCACCTTCTTCCAACCAGCCGAGTACGAGGTCTTCGTCCACCTCTTTCTGCCCGAGCAGTTCTTTGAGTCCTGCGGGGTCGCGGGTGGTTTTCCAGATGATGTCGGGGAACATGCGTTTCTCTATGATTTTGGAGATGTTGGTTATTGCGACGTGTTTGGTGGTGAGCAGTGTTTCAACGGGTTTGATTATGCTTGTGCCGGTAGGGTCGTTGGCTATCTGGTTGTGGATGAATAAGGTTATGTATTCTCCTTTTATTGTGATGTCGCTCTTTCCGGCTTCCGGGTTTTTCTGTATGATCTTGTTGACGGAGCCGTCATCGTTCATCACTATCTCTTTAATCGTCTTCGGGTGAATGATCTTGAGGGCACACTTGCTTGGGAACTTGTTTATCCTTGTGTCGACGCAGACGAACCCCGCTATCAGCATGTTCTTGCAGACGTTGGGTAGGAACGTGTCGAGATTCATCTCTTTGCCGAATTCGTCGACAAGCTCCTTAGCTTTCTCTGGCTCCTCTTCCTCTATGGTGGTGTGGTATCCTTGACCTACTGCCGCCTCGGCTAATCCGTTTATGGATGCGAATACTACGCCGTCTGTCTCATACCATGTGTAGAAACCGCTGAGCCCCTTGACTTTGGTGGTTGTCCCTTGACTTGTGGCTTCCCTGAAACTGTGTCGTTCCTTCATATAGTAGCTAGGAACTCGAACACCACTCACGGGATGAGATTCGCGGATGGATGGGGTTTCATGTGGAAGCGGAGTCCGTGGCCCTGCGATGCGTGTGCTTATGGCTTCGATTGCTTTGAATACTCTGTTATCGGTCAACTTGTCTCTCCTTAAACCGTTTTATCACTTCTTCTACTTGATCTAGAGGTGATGGCTCTACGAGGTTCTCTGTTCCACATACGAGACATATATATATCATGGGGGGACAAGTAGGACACGCCTCGAACGGGATAGCTGACCCGCACCGGCTACAGCGTTGATTCACGGGGGTTCTCCCTCAACTCGTCTCTTACCCGTTTGAATAGGTCGAACGCTAGTTCTTGGTTCCAGTTAGTCACCGTTATCTGCCTTGTCTCGCTAAGCCCCTCGGAGACACTTATGGTGATGTCGTTGACGTTCCGGTTGATGGTCTGTTTCCCTAACTCGTTTTTGGGGAGGTGTAATGCTTTCCGTATTTGTTCAAACATGTTGTTCACTCTAGAAATCCGTGTTCCTCTCGCCACGTATTACCATTAGTGCGGAACACATATGTGCAGGCTTCACATAATATGATCTTGCTATCGGGCCGCCCCTCATTCAAGCCCGCTGGCCCTATACGTATGAGGTAAATAACCTCTTTACATTTGGGGCAAACTATGAAGTTGAAGCTCATATCACTATCTCCCGTTTACGGTAAACTGTGGTGCCCTCTATTCGCCCCGGACGATCCTTAGCCCCCATCAACCCGTATCGAAGTCCGTCGGTTGCGTGGTCGTGTTCCTTCTTCTCTGCGTCGTATATCTGAAGTTCCTCGATGAGGTTCACACATTCGGGGGAAACGTAGAGTCGGTGTTTTCCATCTCCCGCGTCCTTGAGTCTGCCGCCTATTTCCCTTATGCCGTCATCTCGTTTGGACTTGTTAGGCTTGGCGTCTAGGTGTGCCCGGCGTAATGCGGTGATTGTACGTGGCTCAGAAGAGTCGCACCAGAAAGTTCCTTCCCCATGCTTTTCTTTCATGAGGTCACACTCAGTTATTAGATCATCTTCACTTAGTTGAGAATCATAAACTTCTTCTATTGCGAACGCCCGGTCGTCACCATCCATAGCTATGGCTATGACGGCGCTGGGGTTTGTCCACCCAAAGTCGACACCATATACGAGTTTCCTTATTGCGTCCGGGTCATAGTATTGTTCAAAGCCCTGTACGTGGATGGTATAGTCGAAGTCGAAGCTCCCCGCGCCGACATCCGCGAACAAGCCCTCGACGAAACGTTTATATAGGCCGCCGGTGTGGGCGCGTTTCACCGCCGCAATGTAGTCGGGTTTCAGGTGAACGTTATCGTCGAGACGCATCCTATATAGGTTGGATTGGGGGTCATGTTTCTGGGGGTGCTCGAAGAAGTTGAATAGGGGGCTGCCAGGTGCATCTGGTGTGGTTGTCACCCAGGCCCCGATGGGGTGCTCGCCTCCGCTTCCACGGAGACGGCGCTGAATAACGCGCCACGCTAACTCGAACTTCTTGATGAGCCGCGCCTCGTCGACGTGGATGAAGTCTATGTTCGGTCCCTCGGCTCGTTCTGGGTCGTCGAGGCTTCCCATCCATAGTGTGCTGCCGTTTTTGAATGTGAGTTTCATGTCGCCTCTATTGTAGTTGGCGACGGTGGGGTTTGACTCCATAGGGAAGCCGAGGAGCCTCTCAAGGGTGGGTAATAGAATTCGGCGAACCATCGGGTATGACGGCTCGAAGACGTAGCCAACTATTCCCGGATAGGTTAGGCACCAGTAGAGGTCTTCCACGACGCCCGCAAACGTTTTACCTGAGCCGGTTCCGCCGCAGAGGAGTCGATACTTGTATTGGTGGCGTTCACGGTGAAACGGTTTCTGCGTCTCATGTGGACTATACGCTATCTTGAGACTCATCCTTCATGTCTCTGTCGAACACTACTTTTATTGTCTGAG